CCGGCGTTGGCGTCCGGGGCGATAATATCCGGCACGGATTCGGCCAGTCCGGAATCAATATCATACTTGCACGTATAGAACTGATTCGGATATGCCGGGTCGTCCTGGTTGGTCCTTACATAGGCCACATCACCGTCTTTGAGGAACTGCCCGTCCCAGGAATCAAGAGCGTCAATCGTGCCGCCCGTGAGCTTGTTGAACTGATAGGTGCAGTTAGGCAGCTTGCATGCCTTGCCCTGCACGGCATATGACAGAGCAGGCATTACGAGTATCGAAAATACGACAATCAGAAGCCTTTTAATCATCCCTTAAAACCCCTCCAACTTGTCCCTCGTAAATATCCTGTCATTGGTGGTTTTATTGCTCTCCGAGCCCCCTTCTGAATGCACCGCCGGCTCGGGATCCTCTCCTATCGAGATAGTCCCCCTGGCGATGCCCTCGAGCTGCCGTATCGCGTTCCTGTATCGCTGGTCTCTTGTCTCCGGGATCTCCTCGACCCGCCGGGAGTAGAGATTGTATATCGCTATATCGACGGACAGCGTCTTGACGATGTCCGGCACGGTGGAGAAGGGCACCGAGTATCTCGTCCCACAGTAGCTGTCGATAATCGAATCTGCCTGGGCGATCGCCTCATCCACCCGCGCCTGGTTTACCGACCCTGTGTCTTCATCATCAGTAAGCTGGATGATGGTATCCTGCGGGATCAGCTTTTCGATATCAGATAGAGTGCAGTAGGGCATTACTTCCCGTTTCCTCCTTTACTCCGCGCGTTGTTCTTTGCCTTATTGTTGCCATTAGTCTTGCTGTTACTCCCCGTCTGTTTTTTCCCCTGGTTCTTTTTATTGTCATTCTTCCCGTCATCTTTCACGGCGTTCAGGATCTCCAGCATCGGCTCCGCCTCGAGTATCTTCAGAGTCTTTGCGTCCACATCGTATTCCTGCGGCTCAATGCCGAATGTGAGGCCCGCGCGGCGGAATACCTCCGGCCTGTGGGTCATGCCGGCCTTGCGGTATGCGGTTTTGCTTATCTGAATCTTTACCTTGGGCATATCAGTCTCCTTTCAGAAAGGCGGGGGATGCCCCCCGCCTGTTCAGATTGAATCAGTTACTACGACAGCCAGGGCACTACGAGCAGCTCAGCCGTGTTGCGCCAGGGGTTGGTCTTGCCGTTTGCGTCGCGCTCGCTCAAAAGCAGTTCCCTGCCGGCCTGCTCGAGTGACGGGGGCACAACGAGCACGCTCGGCCTGATCCCCAGTGGCTTGCCCTCGTCGTCCTTGAAGCTCATCATCGCCGCGCGGGCCGAGCCGTAGTTCGCGGCATCGAGCGTCTGCTTCGACGCATAGGCGGGCTGCCAGAGCCCGAAGCCTGCGTTGTCCCTGCAGTCCACGCCGTAGAGGTATTTCTTGCGCATGAAGACGTTCTCGTCATCGGGATTGTCCTTTGCGATGAACTCCGGGCGCTTCCTGATCTGCAGGACGAACGGTTTGACTCCCCGCGTTGTATCGAGCAGGTACCATGCGGTGCCCGCGCCGCCGCCGTGATTCGAGACAGTGCCGCCGCCGACCGGATGATCGGTATCGAAGAAGTATTGCCCGTCATAACAGACAGTCGAGAATCCGAGCGGCAGAAGGCCGAACACAAGCTCGTCGTAATGTGCGGCCGCGGACCGGCCCATCTCGTTGAACATGGGCCGATACACTCCGATCGCATCGTCCGCGATGTCGTTGCGGTCGACCTCTACAGTTGACTCCCAGTCCTTGTTGCGTATGCTGTAGCTGTGGGTCTGCAGATTCTTGACCTGCCTGTCGCCTATCCATTCCCTGAGCTTGGGAAAGTTACCCAGCCAGGCATAAGTCTCTTCCCTGACCGATGACGGCACCCGCATCGCCACCTGGTCCCACATGGGCTTTACGCCCTGGAAGGCCTCGTTGAAAATCGTCTTGAAGCTCTTGTAAATCGAGCTTAATGTCGCCTGATTTATTATCATTTGCCTCTCCTTTCCTTATTCGAATTTCACCCAGACGCCGTTTGAATCAACGTCGAAGACTTTGCCCGCCACCGACCTCGTGCCGGTGCCGTTGGTCCTGGCCACGGTCTGGTCATCGACGATATAGCAGTCGTTGCCGATGTCGGCTATGGTGACCTGGTCGGTTGCGTAATTGTCGAAGCGGAAGACACCCTTCCTGACCTCGACGGTCACGTCACCGTTTGAGCCCGATGAATTGTCCACCTGGCTTTCAGCCCTGCCGACGCCCAGGAGGCCGGTTGCCGTCGCCCCGGGCGTGGCATAGCCGTTTGCGTCCCTTGCGACCAGGGCGCCCGCATATATTTTTTTTGATGCCGCGACTCCCATCGAGACGATATCGCCGTCTCTGCGGGGAGTGTCTCTGTCTGCCGTCAAAGCTGCCATTTAGTTGCCCTCCTTTGGATTGTGTTTCTTGAAGGTCTCCTCATCGAGGCCGAGCATCTTGTTGACCTGCATCTGCACGTCGTCTATTGCGCCGCCGGATGCTCCAATGCCGCCGGCCACGTTCTTCATATTGACGATCACCGGGGCCTTTGCCACGAAGACCTTGAAGCCTTCCGGGTCGTCCTTGGCGTACTTTTCCGCCCATTCTTTCTGTGAGGGAGTGATCTTACCCTCTTTCATCGCCATCCCGACGAGGTCGGCCGCTTCGTTCCCCCTGAGCTGCTGCTCCAATGATGCGACCCTCTGCGACAGTTCGCCTGCCTGCCCATGAGACTGCTTCATCGCCATGATGGTGCCGGTGACCTCCGATTCCGTAGCGCCTTCTTCGAGACCCAGGGCCTCGAGCACCGCCTTGCTTGCCGCAGGCGCTTTCATGGCCAGTATCGCCTGCTCGACATCTTTGCCTGTAGCACCTTCCTGCAGGCCCAGTTTGTCAAGGATCTCCTTGTTGGCCATCACCTGCGAGGCATCTTTCAGTTTGTTGACCGCCTGGATCGCATCATCTTCAGATGCGGTTTCAGGAAGTCCCAATACCTCGAAAAGCTTTTTCATCTGCTTTCCCTCCTTTTTTGTTGGTTCACGATAACCGAGTATTCCGCCTTTATTGATCAGCGGCGTCATTCCGTCTATATTGGGCTGGTTCGTCAGGGCCACATTGTAGAGCCTCAGAACCTTTCCTGTTGACAGGCTCTTGAGGAATACCGGAGATACGTAGCGGTATTCCTTGTTCTGCATGTATCTCTTTGCCCTGTCCGTCCATTCGACAACGGCCCATATTCCATCGCGCCCCTTGTTGATGAGCCTCTTTATCCAGCCCGCCGCAGGGGCCTCCGCGCCGGTGAGTGTCTGGTGCTCGTAATCGATGACCATGTCGTTAGTTTTCGAATTGAATTCGGTCACAACCTGCGCTGCCGATGATTCATCCAGTTCGAAATCCCCTTTGCTCGTGTTGTGCCTGCCGAATGGTATGACCTGTATCTCATCAGGCACCCGGCCGTGAAGCTCTGTGTTGACCGACATGATCCCCTCTGAGTTGTCGATCAGGACCCACCTGCCCCGTTCATCCTTTTCATACTTCTGTTTCACCGCTGCCCAGGCGATAGCGTTGAGTTTTTCCTCGTTGTCGCCATATTGCTTCAATGCATTGTTATATGTGGCGATCCATATCTCCTGCGCATGACGCGGCAGTCCCTTGATCCGTTCAGGCGGATTGTCAATTGTGTACGACATGCTGGAATATACCCTCCTTATTAATAGATGTCCCTTGAAGCAGTTCAGAAATCACCTTATGCCTCCAGTCAGGTAGTCCGTTACGGCCGCCTTTATCTCGGTCCAGTCCTCATCCTGGATCACCAGGAAGGGACGTGCGGGGATCTTGGAGCCCGGATGCCGCACCGACTTGACCGGGTGCTTCGCCCCCGGCCAGTAGAGCGCCTTCCTGTCGCGCGGCCTTATGGTGTGAGGCCTTGTCCCGCCGCCGAACTGGTGAATGGCGGCATATACTACATTCGTGCCGATTTCGGCATGGTCCGAATAAGCCTTTGGGAATATCGACTTGCGTAATCTCGCCGTATCGGTGAGAGTCTGTCCGCCTTCCAGGGCCGCCCGCTTCGACTTCTTCCAGCGGGGCCTGCCCTCGACCTCGAAGTTCTTTATTACAGATGTTCTCACAATCTCACCGATTGTCTTCATAGCCGGTGCGAGATTGCCCGTTCTGTGGACGAAGCGCCTCATCATCCGCCTGAATTCCTTGTCTTCGATTTTTACTTCTATCGTTACTGCCATGTTGACGATCTCCGATCCCCGGTTTTATAATTGATTACAGACCAGTCTGCAGGGTCGAGATTCCGGTGTGTATGGGCACTTAACCGGATGAAGGGCCCTTGCAGAGCCCATAATCTGCAAGGACGGGACGCCCTGTTGTACTGGTTTTTTATTTTCCCCACAATAAAACCCCCAGACGATGCTTATTCATATCTTTATCCCTGGCCTGCATCACGTTCCATAAAAAACTGCCGTCTTTCTGAAGACGTATTGATACCATCAGGTTTTCTTTGCCAGTGAAAAGGCCGATATACTCCTTGGCAAACCCGTTTTCAAATTCTGTCAGCCATACCTCAAACGGTTCCCGGAGTGTCGGTATGATGTACTTTGCGTATCGCTCGCGGGCGTCTTTTGTCTTTTCAACGAGATGCCCAAGCCTTTTCCTGTGGGCGATCACTTTATCGCCGTCAACCGTATCGATCACCAGGTAGTCCTTCCCCTCAGGAATCCCTATGCCCTCAGCAAGGATATGCTCTGCATCTTTCCTGGACGCGGCGGCACGCATCAGTTCTGGCGCTCTAATCCTTGCTGACTCAGGTACACTTCTCAGGTCCGGCCTTCCCCAGTCCCGCCATGTCTTCTGCCCGGGTATGACTTTGCCCAGTTTCGGAACGTCATATAACGGATAATCTTTCCCCGGATTGTATGCCCATCCGGGATCTATCCCCTCGGGGATATCGAATATCTCGCCGGTCTTTTTGTTTATCCATTCATAAGTCCGGATCTTCGGTGATTTGCTTATATCAAGGCCTTCACGATCGAGTTCTCTCTTAGAATGTGAGACCACGGTACAGCGGCAATTATGAACTACAGATATAGGAATGCAGTAGCTACTATCTTTTGCGACAGAGAGATTGAAGACATTGCCGGTGTATGGTATATTTTCAATGGAATCGACACGGAGGAGCTCAGCATGAGACGAGGCCCAAGTTCTGAAATCATCAATCGAATCGAAACTATCGAGAGGCGCCCCGTCTGTGAAGCCCTCTGCCTCCGCTATATCATTGATTGTTTTTCTTACAGGAAAATCTGCACGATCTGGAATATCAACAACAGAACCCTGATGAGGTTGATGAAGCATTATGGTATTGAACCCAGGCATGGCGGCGAGGCTGTAAAGACTCAATGGATTTGCAATGACATGCGTAGAAAGCAGGCATCCGAATTGCTCTCGCAAATAAACAGAAAACTTGCGAAGGAAGGCCGTCATGTCAGACAGGGTATTAACAAGCAAAACAGCGAACTGATAAGAAAGATAGCTGATAAACTGAAGAATACTACATCGGCAAAAAGGCCTGAAGTAAGAGAAAAATTCTCTGCTACCAAAGTATTTCAATATGCTGTAAATCCGGCATCTCATCCAAATGCCAGGATGAAACTGACGGATTGCAAAAAGCTTATGTATGAATTTCTGAAAGAATCCGGATTCAGATTCGTATTCAATTATCGACTTGGCCGCTACTGGATTAACTTTTTTCTTCCTGATATTAAGCTTGGTATTGAATGCAGAGCAAATGGAAGATTCCCATTGTCCTGGCAAAGACATTCTATCCTGACATCTGCCGGTCTCAGAATGTATTACATCAATAACCGAGTTATTAAAACCTGGGATTTCTCTGAGCTGCACAAGTATATCTCCGGGCTTTACTCTATCAGCGCGCTTCCAGCCGTCAATGCTCAGGACACGGTGATTTGGGGTCATAGAAGTTTGAAGCCCTTTGCAGGACAACCTGACAATCTCACCATTAAAAGGTCTTTTAT